GTAGTTTAAGTTTTCAAGCGACAGCCCCAAGTGGCTTCTCAGTAGGGTCTGGTTTCTACTCTGGCACTACGCAATCAACTATTTGCTTTAAGGACACAGGAACAACAGCAGATTATAATGTTCGTTTAGGCTCAGCTGCTGATGACATGGTGCTGTTCGCAGGTAACGCAGAACGCATGCGTATCGACAGCAGTGGTAACGTAGGTATTGGTACTAGTAGTCCTAGTTTACCTTTAGATGTACATGGCGGAACTATAGGCGTTACAAGCGCAACTGCTTTTGCAGGACTACAAATAACTAGTGCAAACACTAGCTTTGGTTATATTAACTTTGGTGACCCTGAAGATGGTAACATTGGGCAAATATATTATGGTCATACGGATAACGCTCTAAGCTTTAAAACTAACAACTCAGAACGAGCACGTATCGACAGCAGTGGTAACGTAGGTATTGGGACTATATCGCCTGCCAAACCTTTACATATTTCAGGTAGTGGCTTAGGTACAAGTGCGCCTACCATACGTATAGGAAACTCTCTTAATTCAAGCGATTGGTCTACACTTACTTCCGCGATGGGTAGGCTCGAGTTTTATTCTGATGATTCTTCCGGTAACGCTCCCTACACAACAGGCTTCGTTGAAGTACAAAATGACTATATTTCAGGTGTACCAACGCTACCTTCGGGTGCTTTAGTCTTCGGCACTGCCGCATATGACGCAGCAGGTGGTGCGGTTGAACGCATGCGTATCGACAGTAGTGGTAACGTGCTTGTTGGTAAGACTACAGCAGACAACACAACTGCTGGCATGACTTTTTATGGAAGTGCTCCGGGGGCTTTTTCTGCGGTTCGAGCAAACAACTTAACTGGGATATTCAACAGGCTATCCAGTGACGGTGATATTGTTGAGTTCCGCAAAGACGGCGCAACCGTAGGGAGTATCGGTAGTGTAGTAGGCGCATATTTGCGTATTGGTACAAGCGACACAGGAATTATGTTCCAAAACGGTACTTCGTCTATTGAGCCTAGAACTGAGTCAGCAAACAATGATGCGGCTATAAACCTTGGCGCACCTACCAACCGCTTCAAAGACCTCTACCTCAGCGGTAACGTGTTGGTGGGGACTACTTCAGGCACAGATAAACTTAACGTGTATCAAGCGGCAGGTGGAACAATTTGCACGCTAGAGTCTGCCGGAACTTCTGGCGCTTATGCTTTGCAATTCAAGAATCCTAATGGGACGGTCGGTAATGTAACTATTAGCGGCTCAGCTACGTCCTACAACACATCCTCAGACTACCGTCTCAAAGAGGACATCCAAGACATCACAGGTGCTACAGATCGCCTCATGGCACTCAAACCCTGTAACTTTGCTTGGAAGGCCGATGGTAGTCGTGTTGATGGCTTCTTAGCTCACGAAGCACAAGCAGTCGTACCAGAAGCTGTACACGGCGCTAAGGACGAAGTAGATGACGAAGGCAACCCAGTGTATCAAGGGATTGACCAGTCTAAGTTGGTTCCTTTGTTGACTAAGGCGCTGCAAGAGGCTCTAACTCGCATCGAAACCTTGGAAGCTGAAGTAGCCACACTAAAAGGAAACTAAGATGACATTGGAAGAGATAAACAAAAGGTTTACCTACGTAGCTGACAAAGGAGACACGTGGCGTATCCTGAGTGGCCTGAAGCTACGTGGTGACTGTGAGGACTACTCCCTCACGGTTCTCTTCCACGTGGTCTGCCAAGGGTCATACCTCAAGTTCCTCTGTAGGCTCATCTTTGGTAACGCTAAGCTACTCCACTGCACCACTAAGAACGGAGAAGGCCATGCGGTACTAAAGGTGGGCGAACGGTACATCGACAACTGGTCTAAGGTGTGGGTGTCTTTAGAACACATGGAAAACACCTACGGTCACAAGTTTACTCCTAAGTTTTACAGGTGGTATCACGTACTGCTTAAACTAATGTAACACAGAGGTCTAACCATGAGTCCTGACATAGAATACAACAGACGGGAGGCCGACAAAAGGTTAGACCGTATTGAGTCTAAACTTGACCAAATTGGTGACGCACTTCAGACCCTAGCGAGAACTGAAGAGAAGATCATGAGTGCCAACAAGCGACTAGACGTCATTGAACGTAAGATGGAAGCAGGGTACGCAGACCACATCAAGCTACTTGAGGCCGCCAAAGACGCACACATGACGTCCATGATACTCGACAGGGTTGTCCTGCGTTTGGACGCTCAGGAGGAAATCATGGACAAACTAAGGTTGGACACTTCACAGTCGAACACCTTTAGGACAGCCCTTGAGAAAGCCTTCTGGGTTATCTTTACGGCAGTCGTGGGTGGAATTGTGTACCTATTTGAACGTGGAGGCAGTTAACATGTGGCAAGCACTAGTAGGTCCCTTGTTGTCCTTGGGCAAACAATGGCTCACAAATAAGTCCGAAGAAAAACAGGCAACCCATGAGGCTAAACTCAAGAGGATTGCTCAGGAGGCCGATTGGGAACAAACCATGGCCAAAGGTTCACTCTCAAGTTGGAAGGACGAGTGGTTCACTGTGGTCCTGAGCGTCCCTGTGGTGGCTGTAGGCTTCGGTATAGCCCTAGATAGCCCTACGGTACTAGAGAGGACTAAAGAGGCCCTAGACGCCCTCTCAGGGCTTCCTGAGTGGTATCAATATTTACTCTACGTTGCTGTCCTGAGTAGCTTTGGGATACGCGGGGTGGACAAACTCATGGAGCTTAGACGCTAATGATTAACACAGGTGGCCTTAACTTTAACATCGACATGGACCTCCTAGATCAAGCTAGAGAGGACGCAGGGACTACTACGACTACCGAACAACCAAGCTACACTGAGCCTACTACAGTGGCTCCTACGTACCCTACTTTAGGCTCTACAGCTACTCAAGAAACTACGTATGACTTTGGTGGCATAGACATCCCCGAAGATGGCTTACTAGGTATTGACTTGAGTATGCCTAACTACGACTACTCGACAACAACAAGCATGTTTCCTGAGTACGAAGATGTCTTTGCGTCCACTGTGGATGCACCTGCTGCTGACCTCATGGGAACCAACCAAGTAGACATTGGTCAGTACGACGAGTTAGGATACACAAGTAATTACTTACAGCCCGTAAATACTACGGAGTACTTCAGTCCCGCACAGTCATACACACAGGATGCTCCTGAGGGTGCTTATGGTGGTTGGACGGGTTCTTTTGACTCCAACGATACTAACTACATTACTAACTCATACAGCCCTGAGGATTACCTAAAAATCCTAAAAGGTGAAGCCGAGTTACCTTCATCAGGGATGCAGAATGGTGTCTACAATATCTATAGATTTGAACCAGAAGGCGGTTTTTCTCAGTATCTCTCCAATAATGTCTCGGGTTCAGATTTAAACGGCTTAGGTATCTCAGGGGACTTAGGTTTAACCAAAGAGCAAGCTGAGACAGTCTTTAGAGCAGGTTTACAAGAGATGGGCCTAGGTCCAGACCAAATTAACACTCTAATAGGCTCAGTAGCAGGCTTCGGTAACTCTAAAGGGTTCCTTGAGCAAAACGCTAATGGCGATTGGAAGTTTGAGTACTCCAACGATTTCATGAGGGACGAATTAGGTCCCGCCATAAAGATTGCTACAAACATAGGTTTGAACATTGTCAGCAACGGTGCTTATAGTTTCACTAAAGCTGTAGCCGAGGGCGCTTCTTTAGAAGACCTAGCGAAAGCCTACGCTTTGTCTCAAATAGGCGGGTACGTAGCGGATTCCGCAGGCTTTACCGATGCTTTACAAGAGATGGGCTTAAGTGAAAGTTACGCTCAGTCGCTAAGTGATAATATTGGTGGCTCTATAGCAAACGGTGGTACGGATTTTGAAAGCATTGCTTTAGCTGCCCTCTCTGCAACAGGTTCTGAACTTTACGAAGGTAATAGTCTTTTAGATAATGCTGACGCAGACTACACTATTGACCCTGCTACTGGTTTACCCACAAAACTTAATAACAACGTAGGTTCTGACTTAGAGGGTAAAACTACTGAACTCGTTGGTTCTACTCAAGACATACTAGACAACGGTGGAAACATTCAGTACGACAACGCAGGGAAGATTACTTCAATAACTATCAATGACGCTACGTACACCGTGGGAGAAAACAAAAGTTTTGCTCCTTCCGCTGAAGACGCGGGTGTCTTCACTGCGGGGTTAACGGAAGCCGAACAAAACGGCAAGTGGTTTAACTTAGGTGACGCTGACAGTCTTTATGACAACGGCTACTTAGATGTCGTCGATGGGCAAGTCGTAAAAGTTCAATTTGAAGATGGTGCTTTAGGTTACATGGATGGCGCTATTTATGACTACAACGCAGACAAAGGTGCTTGGGATTTACGTAAAAACCAATACTGGGAAGCCCCTAATGGTAATGTTTACACCAACGGACAATCAGGAGAAACTTGGGTAGACGTCACAGGTTTCTTCAAGGGTGGTTCAGCAAGCGATCCGTGGGTTTCTAACATAGGCATTAATAACTATAACGATGTCTACGTACCAACTGACAACATAGCTTCTTGGAAAGAGAACCTTCTTAATAACGAAGAACCTCCTCAGACTATTTTTGACAATAGTTACACCATTGACATTGAAGACGACATCATTAGACCTGAAGAAACTCAAGATTCAGGTGGCGGTTCTTCAGGCACTCCTTCAGATAGCGGAGGTGCAACTGGAGGTGCTACTGGAGGTTCTACCGGAGGTGCTACGGGAGGTGCAACCGGAGGTGCTACTGGAGGTGCAACCGGAGGTGCAACTGGAGGTGCTACTGGAGGTGCTACTGGAGGTGCTACTGGAGGTGCTACTGGAGGAGCTACCGGAGGTTCAACCGGAGGTGCAACCGGAGGTGCAACCGGAGGTGCTACGGGTGGTGCTACTGGTGACCCTACACAAACCCCTGAGTACAAAGCTATTGAAGGCAAGCTAAGTGAAGCTACAGCAGCTAAAGGTGCTCTCGAAGGTGAACTTAAGACAACCCAAGATGCTCTTGACGCAGCTAAAAGTGAATACGATGCACTCTTGGACAAATCAGGTATCGAAGCTGACTCACTCAAGGAAGAAATAGATGCTCTTGAGTTAGGCAAAGAGTCCATCCAGAATGAACTTGACGCAGCCAACGGCACCATTAGTGGTCTTGAGGGTGACCTTAAGACAGCTCAAGGCACCATTGAGGATCAACAAGGAACCATTAGTGGTCTTGAGGGTGACCTTAAGACAGCTCAGGATTCACTACAGACTACTCAGGGTCAACTAGACGCAACCAAGGGTGAACTTAAAGATGCCCAAGATGCTTATGCTGCACTTCAGGATAAAACCACAGAGGAAGCTCAAGAACTTAGAGACACCATAGGTGAGAAAGTTGGCGAGATAGACGCTCTTGAGAAAACTGTAGCAACCCAAGAGGGAACCATTAGTGACCTTGAGGGAACTATAGCAGACCAAAAGGGAACCATTAGTGACCTTGAGGGTCAACTAGAAGTGTCTCAGGAAGCCTACGCAACTTTAGACGCTGAGTCTCAGGCTACCATTAGTGGACTCAAGGAATCCAATGAGGCGGCTCTGGCGCAGGCTCAAGCGGACTCTGAGAAAGCCCTTGCAGACCAAAAAGCTACTTTAGAAGCAGACAAAGCTACTGCGCTTGCTGAAGCTGAAGCAGCCAAAGAGAAAGCCCTAGCGGACGCTAAGGATGCCTCAGAAGCCGAGAAACAGGGCATTAGAGATGCCTACGACTCACAAATCGAAGGTATCAATAGTGACCACGATAAAGCCATGCAGGACGCTAAGGATGCCGCTGATGCAGCTATGGCACAAGCTAAGGCTGACGCTCAGGCAGCTCTAGACGAAGCGGTAGCTGAAGGCATTGCTAACGCTGAAATAGCTCGTGAAGAAGGCTACGGTCAAGGCTACGGTGAAGGCGAAGAGTACGGCTACGGTGAGGGTTATGGTGAAGGCTACGGAGAAGGCTTTGGGACTGGTAAAGGCAAGGGGATGATCTCAGGTATGCTCATGGGTGGTAACTCAGGAGACATTAAGACCCGTAAGTTCGACCCCTTCAAGTTCAAAGGTGCTAAGTCAGCACTCTTGAACCCAGAGCAGAAACAACAGCCTCAGAGGGCTAAGACAATCACAGAGTCATTATTTGGAGACTACTTGAATGACATACTTAGAGCTAGTAAATAAGGTCCTCGTAAGACTTCGAGAAGACCAAGTAGCGACCGTGAACCAAACGGCATACTCCTCGTTGATCGGGGAGTTTGTCAATGACGCACTCAGGATGGCTGAGGACGCTTGGAACTGGTCTGCCTTGAGAACTACCATAACGGTAAACACTAGTGAAGATATTTTCAATTATATCTTGACTTCTAGTGGAAATCGTGCTATAATATTAGACGTAGTAAACGATACGTCAAACTACTTTATGCACTACAAGGATCAACACTGGTTTAACAACACGTTTCTCAATGTGACCCCTGCTAAAGGTAGTCCTACTTACTACACCTTCAATGGAGTCGACTCCAATGGTGATACTCAAGTTGACTTATATCCAATACCTAACGGCAACTACACCTTAAGATTCAACGCAATCCTAAGGACTCCTGAGTTGTCCTCAGATGCAGACGAAGTGATTATCCCCACGATGCCTATTATTCACATGGCGGTCGCCTTGGCTACCCGTGAACGTGGTGAGTCCGGTGGTAACATGACTCCTGAGTTGTTCGCAAGTGCTGATCGTATGTTGTCTGACGCTATTGCTTTAGATGCCAACAAGCATCCTGAAGAAACAATCTATATGGCGGTGTAACTATGGCACAACCACTCCAACCTCTTAACATTGCAGCTCCTGCGTTCAAAGGGTTAAACACTCAGGATTCACCCCTGAGTGGTGACCCTCAGTACGCCTCGGTAGCTGATAATGTCGTGGTGGACTCCTACGGGCGCATAGGTTCCCGTAGAGGTCTAAACTTACTAACGATTGATTATACGGAACTTGGGACTGACGAGATACACGCACTTCATGAGTACGAGGATGCTTCGGGCACCCTCAAAATTTTCTCCGTGGGTAACGGTAAGATACTCTCAGGTACAACCACCTTGGTTGATGAGACACCCGCTAGTTACACCATTACTGAACCTCATTTCTCTTTAGTCAACTTTAATGACAACTGTTACTTCTTTAATGCAGACCATGAGCCTTTGGTGTACTCCACAGCTCTTGGGGCAGTCACTAAGATGTCTTTGGTCTCAGGTTACTCAGGTACAGCACCTCAAGGTTCTGCGGTCCTAGCAGCCTACGGTAGACTCTGGGTAGGTGGTATCACAGGCGAACCCAACATGATCTACTGGTCTGACCTCTTGGCAGGACACAAGTGGTCCGGAGGCACCTCAGGTAGTATCAACTTGGACAAAGTATGGCCTGATGGTTCAGACAAGGTAATGGCCTTAGCTGCTTGGAACAACTACTTAGTTATCTTTGGTTATAACTCCATTGTGTTATACCAAGGGGCCGAGAGTCCCGCTACGATGTCCCTAGCGGACACCATTGTTGGCATAGGTTGTGTTGCACCTAAGACAGTTAAGTTCACAGGTTCAGACCTCTTGTTCTTTAGTGCTCGTGGTGTTATGTCGTTAGGTAGAACAATCCAAGAAAAGTCCTCACCTATGCGTGACGTAAGTAAGAACGTTAGGGACGACATCATAACGCTTTGGAAACAACAGGACGAAGAGATATACGCAGCGTACAACGCCAAGTACTCCTTCTACCTCCTGAGTTTCCCAACGCAGAGTGTTGTCTACTGTTTTGACGTAAGGGCGCCTCTTGAGGATGGAGCATTTAGGGTAACACGGTGGTTGTCTTCGGACATGTACTGCTTTAAGACAATCGCTAACGACGATCTCCTAGTGGGGCACGAAGGTGGTATCTCAAGATACGAAGGTTACCTCGACATAGGTCAACCGTTCACCATGCGTTACTACAGCAACCCCCTAAGCTTTGGGAACCCTACGCAACTTAAGTTCCTTAAGAAGATCACCCCCACGATCATAGGCGGTGCATCCAGTACGTTCTCAGTCAAGTGGGCCTACGACTTTGGTACGGACTACAAGGCACAGGCGTACACCCTAGGTGGTTCCACGATTGCTTACTACAACGTAAGTGAGTACAACGATGGTGAATACACAGCGGGTACTCAGGTGACTAGCCCGAGAATCAATTGCACAGGAGCAGGCAACTTGGTGACCATAGGTGTCGAAGCAACTATCAATGGTGCTCCATTATCGCTTCAAGAGTTTAACATACTGGCAACAACAGGACGGATATACTAATGTCAAACTATACAAAAGCTACAGACTTTGCTGCAAAGGACAGTTTGCCTACTGGTGATCCGTCTAAGATCATCAAAGGTACTGAGATTAACACTGAGTTTGCTAACATCCAAGTGGCTGTGAACTCTAAGTCGGACACAGCGTCACCTACGTTCACAGGAACCGTGACTGCGCCCACATTGAATGTCTCAGGGACACTCACGGCAGGAACTATTGATGGAGGTGTCTACTAATGGCTGAAGCAAATCCTTTTAGCAACGCAGGTCTCATTGGTGGCCTCTTAGGTGGCTTTGGAGCTATCGACCAATATAACACCATTGGTAATCTACAGGACACCTACAGAGAGACCATAGGTACGTTACCTGAGGGACAGTCGTTGATGTCCCAATTGCCTCAGGACGTACAATTTAAGCCCTTTACGGTCACCACGGGTACAGGTACCTCAGGGTTTGACGAAACTGGTATGAACCTAGGGTTGTCTCCTGAGCAACAAAACATTGCCAACCAGTATCAACAAGCGAGTAACCAGTTCCTAGATTCAGCCATGAGTGGAAACCCAATGTTGTCACAACAGGCTAATATGTTTGGCAGCATGGCTCAAGGATACCAAGGCACTCAGTACACTCCGTATCAGCTTTCAGGCAACTATATGCCTCAAGTTGACCAAGGGTTAAACGTTAACCGTTTTGGGTCTGTTACTGGCGACTTTAATAAAGGACTAGAAAGTGGCTCGCAGACCCCACAATACCAGACGCAACAAGAGTACGCGACTGCTTACGGTGGGTCACCTCTTGCTAGTGGTGGCATGTATCAGGCGCTATTTGGGCAGCAAGCAGGTGGCGACCAGAGTTACTTCAACGCCCCTCAGATCACTGACACAGTGTCACCTTATGGCTTTGGTAACGCAGGATTAGCTTCTATGGCCTCCTCAGCGATGTCTCAGGGGATGCAAGGGATGAATCCTAGTGCTCCTACGGACCTAGAGAACCTTCGCTCACAGACAGCTCAGAGCGCCTCAGGGATGCTCGCAGGTTTAGGCCAAGGTATCGGTGAGAGAGAACAAGAGGTCTACAATCGCATACGCGCCACTCAGACCCCTGAGGAACAACGTCAGGCATTGGCTCTTGAGGAACGTTTAGCAGCTCAAGGTCGTTTAGGTGTTTCTACAGCACAGTACGGTGGTACTCCAGAGCAACTAGCGATGGCTAAGGCTCAAGAGGAAGCTAAGAACTCAGCAATGATGTCCGCAATGCAACAAGCGGGTACAGAGGCAGACAGAGCGTACAACCAAGCAACAGGCATGGCGGGCACCGCTGCAAGTCTTGCGGGTCAATCAAGCAACCTACAAACTCAAGCACAACAACGTGCTACCGAGTTGTCACGCTTGGGTATGTCCGCAGAACAAATCAACAGTCAGCTTCAGAACGAAGGATTGTCCAGAGCAACTACTGCGGGTCAGTACAATAGACAAGGTACGATGTTGTCAGACCAGTTGACCCAGAGTGCCTTCAACAGAGCCTTAGCGTCAGGCCAGTACGGTCGTGAAGGTCAAGCTTTGGCGTCACAGTTGGCTACTCAAGCACAACAAAGAGACCTCGCCTCAGGTCAGTTTGGGATGTCTCAAGCACAGCTTATGCAACAACTACAGTCTGGGAACATTCAGAATCGACTTGCTCTCGCAGGCGGTTCTCAAGGTGCTTTGGCACAACAGTTGGGTTTACAGTCTGGGTACGGACAACTTGGTATGGGTATGCTTGGTGCAAGCTATATGCCTCAACAGCAACAGTTGTCAACATTGGCTCCCGCTTTGGAAGCAGCACGTTACCAACAGGCAGGTCAAGAAACCTCAGCAAACCTCATGGCTCAGTTGGGCTTGGGTGGTCTTGCGGAACAAACCAAACTGGAGCAAATCCGTGGAGACATCCTACGTCAGGCTATGCAGGCCGCAGGTGGCTTAGGGCAGGCTTCGTTTGGTGCAGAAGGTGCTACCCTAGACGGTATGTTAGGCGGCTTCCTTGGTGATTTATTAGGTATTGGAGACTAAACAATGGCTATAAACTTAGCAGGCATGTTTGCCAACTTAGGGGCAGCAACTCAAGGTATAGGGGAGTCCGTCATGGGCGGCCCCTTGCCCAAGGACTACCGAGATCGCAACGCTATGCAACGCGCAGGTGTCACCAACCCAATGCTCCAGATGTTTGGTCAGGGGCTTGGGGGTGCCATGGGTGCAGACATGCGTTCTCAGAACGTCCAAGGACAAGAGAAACTAGGGCAGGCTCTTATGGAGTCTGACCCTACGAAACAAATGGAGTTAGCTAGAGGTCTAATTAACTCAGGGTTTGCTGAGCAAGGCGCTACGTTGTTTCAGAAAGCTCAAGCAAAACTTCAGGAACAACAAACACGAGAAGTATTAGCTAAGCAAGCTAAGAAACTCGGGTTGACTGAGTTGTCCGAAAGTCTACTTACTAGTCAAACCATTGACGTCAAGGCGGCACAAAAAGAAATCTTTGACCGTGAGACAGCATTAGCGGCAGCCAGAGGTTAGCTAGGCAGTTCGGTAAGGACACTGAGTTCCTCGCTGAGATTGGCAAAGGCGAATACGACGAAATGTCCGACGAAGCTTTCTCAGACCTTCTACAGGGTCGTGAGGCAGACGCTAAGGCATTCCTGAATCCTATGACGGACAAAGCTGAAATCTTCAAGGTAGACAAGAGTGGTAACGTTTGGGACGAAGAGAGTAAAACTTGGGTAACTCCAAGCTCCTTAGGTCTCACAGCGGCACCTCAAGTACAGAAAGTGTTTAACGCAGGTAACAAACTTACGGAAGCTTTGGTTGGTAAAGGTGTAGATCGTTTTGATACGTTAGTTAATGACGCAGCAAACGCTCAGAAAACTTTAGCTGCTATTCGTAAGAGTCGTAGGTTTATTGCGGAAGGTGTTAACACTGGTGTCTTGGCTAACTTACAGACAGGCGCAGGTAAAGTTGCGGCACTCTTAGGTTTTGAAGCTGACGATTCCGCACGTACTGAACAGTTAGTTATAAACCAGATGCAATTCATGAGTGACTTGATTAGAGACTACGGTGCAGGCACAGGTATTTCTAACTTCGACGTACAGAACGTAATGACTCGTATTGCTGCGGACCCCACGTTGTTCGAAGAAACAATTGTTGACGTCTTGAACAGCATGGAAGAGATCGCACTTCATGTACAAGATAAGTACAAAGTTGTTGCCGATGAACTCATTAAGAAAGAAGGTATCGACCCATCTGTTCTAGCGATGTTTAAGATTCCTGAGCGTGGTCCTAATTTAGACAACACAAGTCCGAATACGCAGGGTACGTCATTACGTCAGAAGTACAACCTGCCTGAATAAATGAGAGGCCATGTATGCCACAGTTTTCTGAAGAAGAAATGATGAAGGACCTTGAGGCAGCCGATGCCTCAGGGGACTATGAACTAGCGAACCACATAGCAGGCCAGATCAGACAGTTTAAGTCTCAAGCACAACCTGAGTATACTCCTGAGAACCCTTCCTTAGGTACAACACTCGGTCGTTTAGGAAGCGGAGCTATGGACATCCTTAGCACAGCCTCTGAGCAAGCACAGGAGACTTATAATAACCCTAGGCTTGCTAACGTACCGGAACCTATGCGCGTCCCTACAGCGGCTGCTAGGGGCCTCTCAGAGGGTGTCTTCAAAGGTGCTGAGGTTGCTAGTGAAGCCCTCGGTGACTTCGCTAGTTTAGCTACTCCCGATGAACTAGAGACTGCTGTAGTTCAAAACACTCAAGACTTTATGAATGCTGTAGGTGACACTGAGACAGCTAAGACAGTCATGAATGCACTTGCGGAAGGTTTGGATTATCTTGAGACATGGGCCACGGAAAACCCTCGCAACGGTGTCATCTACGAAAACCTCAAGGCGTTAGGTGCTACTAAGCTTGCTAACTTAGCCAAGAATGCACGCATGATGACTGGCGAAGGTATCACTAAAGCAGGTGGCTCTTTAGTTCAATCAGGTAAAAGACTAGCGGGTAGTCAACCTTTTGAAAGAGCCAAAGAACTACTGACTCCTAAGGATTGGAGACAAAAGGAAAACTACGAAGTCACAGGGATGTTCGATAGTATCGTATGGTCGCCCACTAAAGAACAGAAAGAGATGATCTCGTATGTCTCTGAGATTGATGCTTTTGACCCCTCACGTATCGCAGCGTACAACGCCAAGTCACTTGAGGAACACTTGGGTAAGAAAGCTGAGGACTTGACGAAACGCTTAGGCAACATGAATTTACCTAAAGTAGACGTCATTGGTTTCCGAGATGAACTTCGGAACGTCA